TAAGTCTTCTCCCCCTAAATCAAAATCATCATCAACATCAATACTTAAATCATCATTAATAGTGTAGTTATCTATTCCATACTTATTACATACTTCTATAACTTCCTCTCTTGTAGTTGGGAAGTTAGGACTAGCACTCTCGAATATTTTATAAGGTTTTATATGTCTCATGTTTATTCTATTATTTTATAGTGTTCCTTAATTTTTTCTAAGTCAGGCATTTCTAAATCGTTATCTCTTATAAAAGTTTGTAGCCTGTCTAGCATAACAGTATCACTGTTTCTAACAATCTCATAGTCTACGAAGTCTTCTATCATAAAGCTATCCGCTTTATTGATAAAGGTATACACTAATAAATTTACTGTGTTGTGCCTTATATCTATATTACCACTTACTTCTGGGAAATGTTCTAAATCTGCTAATTTATTATGAGAACAATTAAAATTACCATTAACTACCGATGGACAACCTTCTAATGATTTTAATTCATTTCCAAAACAATTAAAATTACCATTAACTACCGATGGACAACCTTTCAATGTTTTTAAATCATTCCAAGAACAACTAAAATCACCACCTACTGTTAGTGGGCTACCTTCTAATGTCTTTAATTCATTATCATAACAATAAAAATGACTATCTACTGTTTGTGGACAACCTTCTAATGACCTTAATCCATTTCCACAACAAGTAAAATCACCACTCACATAATTAAATCTAACGGGTAAATATTCTAATTTTTTCCTATCTAAAAAAACACCACCAGAAATATCAATACTTAAATCATCATTAATACTGTAGTTTCTTATATCATATTTTCTACACACTTCTATAACTTCCTCTCTTGTAGTTGGGAAGTTAGGACCTTTATTCTCGAATATTTTATAGTGTTTTATATGTTTCATTTCTATTCTATTATTTTATAGTGTTCTTTAATTTTATCCAAATTAGGCATTTTTAAATCATTATCCCTTATGAAAGTCTCTAGTCTATCTAACATAACAGTATCCCTGTTTCTAACTATTTCATAGTCTACAAAGTCTTCTATCATAAAGATATTAGCATTATCAATGAAAGTATACACTAAGTGATGTACTAAGTTCTTGGCAGTATATATGGGTCCATTTACTTCTGGAAAATATTCTAAATCAGTTAATTTATTGTTATATATATTGAAATAACCACCTACTGTTTGTGAACAACCCTTTAACGTGTTTAATGTGTTATTAGAACAATCATAATCTTCATTAACTGTTTGTGGACCACCTTCTAATGATTCTAATCTATTACCAAAACAATGAAACGCTCTTACTTCTTGTGGGCAACCTTTTAATGATTTTATTACATTTTTAGAGCAATTAAAAACTTCATTAACTGTTTGTGGACAACCTTTTAATGATTCCAAATCATTATCAGAGCAATTAAAATAACCACTAATAGTTTGTGGACATCCTTCTAATGATTTTAACTTATTATCAGAGCAATTAAAACTACCACTCACATAATTAAATCTAACGGGTAAATATTCTAATTTTTTCCTATCTAAAAAAACACCACTAGAAATATCAATACTTAAATCATCGTTGATAGTATAATATCTTATATCATATCTTTTACACACTTCTATAACTTCCTCTCTCGTAGTTGGGAAGTTAGGACTTTTATTCTCGAATATTTTATAGGGTTTTATATGTTTCATTTCTATTCTATTATTTTATAGTGTTTTTTAATTTCTTCTAAGTCAGGCATTTCTAAATCATTATCTTTAATAAAAGTTTGGAGTCTATCTAACATAACAGTATCTCTGTTTCTAACTATTTCATAGTCGTTAAAATCTTCTATCATAAAACTATCAGCATTTTTAATAAAAGTATATACTAATAAATATACTGTGTTTTCCTCTATATTTATACTACCACTTACTTCTGGGAAGTACTCTAAATCTCTTAGCTTATTATTATCACAATCAAAACGCCCATTTACTGTCTGTGGACTACCTTTGAGTGATACTAAATTATTATTATTACAATAAAAAACACCATCTACTGTCTGTGGACTACCTTCTAATGTCTCTAGTTTGTTATTATTACAAAAGAAATAACCACTAACATAATTGAATGTGATGGGTAAATATTCTAAGCTTCTGCTATTTAAATAAACATCATCATCAACATCAATGCTTAAATCATCATTAATAGTGTAATTTCTTATATCATATCTTTTACACACTTTTATAACCTCATCTCTTGTAGTTGGGAAGTTAGGACTAGCACTCTCGAATATTTTATAGGGTTTTATGTGTTTCATTTTATTCTATTATTTTATAGTGTTTTTTAATTTCTTCTAAATCTGGCATTTCTAAACCATTATCTCTAATGAAAGTTTGAAGCCTATCTAACATAACAGTATCTCGGTTTCTGACTATTTCATAGTCGTTAAAATCTTCTATCATAAAGCTATTGGCTTTTTCGATAAAGGTATATACTAATAGATTTACTGTGTTTTCCTCTATATCTATAATTCCATTTACTTCTGGGAAGTGTTCTAAGTCTTTTAATTTATTTCTATAACAACTAAAATATCCATTTACTGTTTGTGGACCACCCTCTAGTGTTTCTAATTCATTATTATAACAATTAAAATCCCCATTTACCGTTTGTGGACTACCTTCTAATGTCTTTAATTCATTATAACCACAACCAAAATTACCACCTACTGTTAGTGGACTACCTTCTAACGATACTAATATATTTTCACGACAAAAAAATCCACCACTCACATAATTAAATCTAAGAGGTAGATATTTTAAGTCTTGTATATTTAAATATACACTACCACCAACATCGATACTTAAATCATCATTAATAGTATAGTTTCCTATTCCATACCTATTACACACTTGTATAACTCCCTCTCTAGTAGTTGGGAAGTTAGGACTTTTATTCTCGAATATTTTATAGGGTTTTATATGTTTCATTTTTATTCTATTATTTTATAGTGTTTTTTAATTTTTTGCAAATCAGGCATTTCTAAATCATTATCTCTAATGAAAGTTTGGAGTCTATCTAACATAACAGTATCTCTGTTTCTAACTATTTCATAGTCGTTAAAATCTTCTATCATAAAGCTATCAGCATTTTCAATAAAGCTATACACTAATAAATTTACTTTGTTTTCCACTATAATTATACCATCACCTACTTCTGGGAAATGTTCTAAGTCTTTTAATTTATTAAAAGAACAATCAAAGTAACCACCTACTGTTTGTAGACCACCTTCTAATGATACCAATTCATTTCCATAACAAGAAAAGTTACCACTTACTGTTTGTGGACTACCCTCTAATGTCTTTAATTCATTATAACCACAATCAAAATTACCGTTTACTGTTTGTGGACTACCTTCTAACGATACTAACTTATTATTAGAACAATAAAAACTACCACTTACTGTTTGTGGACAACCTTCTAACGATTTTAATTCATTAAAATAACAATAAAAATAACCACTTATTGTTTTTGGACTACCTTCTAATGTTTTTAATTTATTTCTAGCACAATTAAAATTACCATCTACGTAGTTAAATTTAAGTGGTAAGTATTCTAATTTTTTATTATATAAGTCAACAGCTCCATCAACATCAATGCTTAAATCATCATTAATAATGTAATTTTCAATTTCATATTTTTCACACACTTCTATAACTCCTTCTTTAGTACTAGGGAAGTTAGGACTAGCACTCTCAAATATTTTATAGGGTTTTATGTGTTTCATTTTATTCTATTATTTTATAGTGTTTTTTAATTTCTTCTAAGTCAGGCATTTCTAAATCAAATCCTTCTATGAATGTTTGAAGTCTATCTAACATAACAGTATCTCTATTTCTAACTATTTCATAGTCATTGAAATCTTCTATCATAAAGCTATCAGCTTTATAAATAAAGGTATATGCTAAGTGATATACTGCGTTTTTATTTATACGTATAAATCCATTCACTTCTGGGAAGTGTTCTAAGTCTTTTAATTCATTATTGACACAATTAAAATTCCCACCTACTGTTTGTGGAGAACCTTCTAATGTCTTTAATTTATTATCATGACACACAAAATTACCATCTACTGTTTGTGGACTACCTTCTAATGTCTTTAATTCATTATAACCACAATCAAAATTACCACCTAGTGTTAGTGGACTACCTTCTAACGATACTAATATATTTTTAAAACAATCAAAACCACCACTCACATAATTAAATCTAAGTGGTAAGTATTCTAAATTTCTATTATCTAAATAAACAACACCGTCAACATCGATACTCAAATCATCATTTATGGTATAATTTCTTATATTATATCTTTTACACACTTTTATAACCTCATCTCTTGTAGTTGGGAAGTTAGTGCTAGCACTCTCGAATATATTATAAGGTTTTATATGTTTCATAGAGTATATATTAATTTGTATATTATGTATTAAAATATAAACAAAACATGTTTCTTATAATATATAAATATAAAGGTAACCACCACCCAATGGATAGAATTAAAGAGTTAGAATTGAAAAAACTTATAAAAGAGTTAGATTATATAGAAGAAAACTATAATTATGTATCCGAAATAGTCTCAAATTCTGATGATTTATTCACAAAAGCTATTGATGATGTTCTAGAAGATAATCCTAGTCTTAAAAAAGCATATAACAATAAATTAGAACAAGCTCTAAATAAAGACTTAGAAAATAAAATAAAAGAACTTAAAAATGAAATATCACAAGAAAGTGAAAAGAATGATGATAATAAGGAAGAGAAGGAAAGCATTGAAGAGTCTGTTGGAAAAGTGGATGGTGATATAAAGTTAAAACAATTATATAGGTCTATTGCTAAAATAACACATCCAGATAAAGTTAAAGATAAGAAAAAAAATAATACGTATATAAATGCTACTGTTGCATATAAAGATAAGGATAGAATAGCTATGTATAGAATATGTGATGGGTTAGATATAAATTATAGCCTAGATGAAAGTGATAAGGATAACATGTTAGGAGTAATAGATTCTTATCGAGATAAAACAGTATTTTTAGAATCTACCTTTACCTGGAAATGGTTTAATACAGAGGATAATAAAACAAAAGAAAATATTGTTATGGCATTTATTAAAATGAAGTTAAGATAATGCTTTATTTACCCAACCAGTCCCATCTACAAGATCCACAATCAAAAATTCTATAATATCCAATTTCATTCATTATTTCTATTTCTGTTTTATCTGAACTATACCCCATTTTAACAAGCTTGTCCTTCCTCCAGTTAAACCTATGTGTTTTTATACCATCAATAACCCAGTAATAATTAGGTGCAGTTTGATGATTTCTCTTAAATTTTAATACATCATACAGATTTCCCTTTCCCCTAGACGAATCACTATAACTCATTACATATTCTGGATTATAATTCTTTATGAAGAAATTAAATAACTTAGATGCACCACCTATAACAGATGTATTTATCTTATTACAGAACCTTAATAACTCCCATCTATTTGCAGAGGATTTATGACCTAAAGATTTTCTAAGGCTACCAAAACTTATTAAACTAACTAGTTCTTTCTCAAAAAATAAGCCTATTTTAACTCTAGAACCAACAAATCCTTGTATATGATTGTCTAATAAAAACTTCTTAACTATAGAGTTATCTTTTATCTCTTTAATAACACACTTTCTAGCAAATATCCTATCTGATTTATTTAACTTATAAGATATAATAGATTTTACAATATCTTTCTTATAATCCCAATCATCTTCCCAAATGTGTATTAATTGAATATCAGCATCTTCACACTTTTTACTTTTGTCTAAATGGTAACTCTTGGTCTTAAACAAATCACTATGCCAATAAAGTCCATTAAACTCAAATGCTATTTTTAAAGAAGGTATATATATGTCTAACTCCTTTGATATAATATCCCTAGCATTTGAAACAATCTTTCCCTTGTATATGCTTTTTATAAAGTCTAATACTTCTAGCTCTTTATTAGATTTACCACTAGATATAGGATTACAATATACACATACTCCACTATTTGATTTAATACGAAACCACATAAGTTGTCTATTTATACTAAAATGCTTATCACATGTTTCACACACTAGCTTAAACACAGTATCAGTATTGTTATTATTTTGCTTCTTTGATATAAAGGATACTTTTTGTGGTAAAGAATCTATAAGACTTTTCATTTGTGTATTATTATAAGAATCAATTCTTTTTTTAGCTATTGTATTTGCCTTAAAGTGATGGTCAACTCCCCATTTTTTCATTGATGATTCTTTTATCTTCTCATTCCTATAGTCATTAAACAATGATATACTACCCCAATTTTCTTCTAGTGTTTTCTTCTTCTTTTCATCTATTAACTTCTTTTCATCTAATGATTTGTCTTTATTAGAATTTGCCCTTGTTCTAATTATACCCTCTCTATCTGTGTTGTGTGAAAAGGTACTTATGCTTTTCTTAGATATTAGATTTGATTGCTGAGCCCATTTAACACCATACCTATCATCCATAGTGGAGTTAAATCTAGCCTTAACATCATTATTATGCATATAATGCTTACCATCCCATTTCTCTTTAATCTTATATTGTTCTTTATCTTTTATCTCTTTTGACTTCTTAGGATTGTCTACACCATATTTATCTATACAAGTATTTTTTCTTGATATAACTACACATTCTTTAGAACCACATGTTTTTCTATGTCCATTTTTAAAGCCTATGAACTTAGTTCTTTGTCCACAAAAACATAGATTCGGTATATTAATTCTATTTATATAATAATATATTTTTTCTGATGTTGTTAAGGGAATATCCATAAATGATTTACCAAGTGAGTCATTTATGTGTTTTAAATACAAAAAATTCTCACTTTTATTCAAAAAGCTACACAATGATCCTATATTGCATGTCTTTTTTTCTATTAGTTCTCGCATGAGTAAGCATATATGTTTTAGTATATATCAAATATAGCCACTTTCTTAATATCAGAAAATAATATATAAGTAAAATACTATTTATTTATGGAAGGAGAAGATTACAAACCATTTCAAGGTGGTCAAACAATAGAAGAGTTTATAGATTCTATACAAACAGAATTAACAATAGCATGTTCTTTGCCTAAGACATTACCAGATGAGGCAATAAGGCTTACAATAGAAAAAAGAGCATTGCCATATTTCTATAGGTCTTATATGTATGCAGTTCAGAAAATGTACTTTTTAATAAGAAAGGAAGCCTTTCAGACAGATGAATTTACTAAGTATAACTATGTGACAGTTCCTTGTGAAATACAGTCTGTAACTTACTTATATGAAGTTAGAGGGGATTCATTGTTTCAGTTGGGTATTAATACTCCTAATATGTCGGTTAATTTAGGTGTTACAAATCAACCCTACCTATCTTCCTACGTAACCACAATCGGTGAGCTTGGGGTGTATAAAACAGTACTAGATAGTATGTCTGATATGCTTAACCAGATGAATAAGTATACATTAAAGCACCAATACAACCAATTAAACCACAGATTACACATATTGACTAATATTAAGCACAACGTGATTATGGAAGCCTATGCCGATATTCCTAAAGAGAATTTATTTAACGATGACCTTTTCTTTAAATATGTAGCAGGGTATGCTAAACAACAACTAGGCAACATGGTTGGTAGGTATGACTTCTCATTGCCTGGTGCTGTTAAGATAAATGGAGCTGACTTGGTATCACAGGGAAAGGAGGAAACTAAGGAGGTTACGGATTATATAGGCGAAATGTCTAATTCATCATTCTTCTTCATGGTTAAAAAATAAAATCTTTGTTCACCATCTATGGTATCCATATTTTTCTCATATATAATATATGAAAACAATATGCATATATACACTAGTAGATCCAATAACTAATCAGATAAGGTATGTTGGCAAAACCCAATTAAAGGTAAATAAAAGGCTAAATGCACATATAACAACTTCTAAGCTAGGATCAAAATCTCACAAAGCTAATTGGATTAGATCTCTACTTGAAAAAGATAAAAAACCTACTATAGAAGTTATTGATGAGGTTTCTAGTGAGGATTGGGAGTTTTGGGAAACTTACTGGATAACACAACTAAGATGCTGGGGGTTTAACCTAACAAACTTAACTAGTGGTGGCATAGGACTCAATGGTTATAAACATAATAAAGAGAGTAAGCTAAAAATGAGAAAATCCAAACTAGGATGTACTTTGACAAATTCACATAAAAAAGAAATTTCAAAGTCTGTGAAAGACATATACATAGATAGGCCAAACTATAATAGGAGTGGTAATAATATTAAAAAAGTAATTGATAAAGACTTACTATACAAATTATATATAACGGATAATCTATCTATACCAAGTATTTCTAAGGAATTGGGTTTTAGTGGAAAGAAAATATGGCAGTCTTTACAAGACCATAATATTAAAAAAGAAAAAGAAGTTTGGAAAAAACAACTTAGTAACTCAAAGAAAATTGTGTATCAATATAGTTTAGATGGTAACTTTTTAAAAGAATGGGATTCCCCAGCTCAAGTAAATAGAGAACTAGGTTATAATAAAGGCAATATAGCAAATGTGTGTAGGGGTTTGTCAAAGACAGCAATGGGATTCATATGGAGATATAAAGATGAGTTCATTAAGATTGATTTAGATTTGATAAGATAAGCAATATTTGTAACTTAATATATACTTTATGAATCATATTAAAAAATTCGAAAATTATACACCTGAATTAAACTATTCATTAGAATATTATAAAAAATTCAAAGAGTCGGATTTTCCCAAAACTCTAACTTTTAGTAATCCTAAAGCAACATATAAAAGAGTTGCATTTGTACCAGGATCTAATAAGGTATTTATGGACTATCGTTTAGATAGTAAAGATCCTAATAGGGATAATAGTTACGAAGGAAGTATACCAGAGCAAGTTAGATTTAATTTTTCGGTCACATATGATATGACTGACAAGAAAGAGAAAACTAAATGCTTTGTGAAGATTGAAGCTGGGACACTTACTTGGTTAGAATTTGATTATGAGGATGGTGAAATTGATTACATGGATGTCAAAAGAGCTAAACTAACTACAAAATCATTTAGTGATATAAAAAAAATACTCAAAAAATACTCAATATAATTATGGAAAAAAGAAACAAAAGATTTATAAAAACAATGGCAATGTTTATAAAAGAAAGTGCTGAAGTGGACAAAACTTATATAGAGACAATTGAATTTGATGATGAAACATTAACTATACACAAAATTGCGGATAGTCCATTAAAAACACAGTTTTATGCTAATACATTGGAAGGAGAATCTTACATTGATATAAGTAAGATATTATCTGATAACATGTTAATAGATGCTGTGTGGATAGAGAAAGGTGGTGATGAAGAAAGAATAGCTGATAAAATAGATTGTTTGTCTAAAACAGACAAAACTACTAAGGCTGGTTTTAAAACTTTCATAATCTATAAAATAAATAAATAAAAAAAAACCACCTCTAAGGTGGTTTTTTTTATTTATGGAATCTATTAAAAGACATTTGTGATATTTGAATAATCTCTGGTCCGCCTATAAAATCTTCTAGTGTTCTACACCCAGTATATGACATAGCGGATTTTAAATAATCGCTAAAGTTTTCTACCCATCCGTCCAAAGTATATTCGACCAAGTTATATTTGGTTATACCTTCACCTGTTTTTAAATCTTTTTTATTCCAGGCTTTCTGTACTTCTTTTGTTGACATACCTCTATAGTATTTATATACATTATCACCACTTTCAAATAATGTCCTAGCAGTCATATAATCCTTTTCTACATAAGTATTATCACTAAGCTTAGTATAACTAGTGCTACAACTTTCCATACATTTATTAAAAATACCACCAAGCATAACATAATCAGCACCAACTGCAATGGCTTTTATAACATCTGAAAAGCTTCTAAAGCCACCGTCTGCTATTATTTTTGTTGGCTTAGCATACAACAATCCTATATCATAACACTCTGATATAAGCGATGCCATTGGGTAATGGATAGATACATTGGCAGATGTTGTACAAGAACTTCCACCACCTATACCAACTCTTATATAATCAACACCAATAGCACAATAAGTTTTATATGTTTCTGGGTTGGCTATATTACCAACCATAAGTTCCTTATCATTGCCATACTTATCTTTTATCTTTTTTGATATATTTATAAGTTTTTCCATATGACCATTAGCAACATCTATTAGTATCCTATTTGGTAATAACAAATCATTATTTACTTTCTCTATAATATCATCAAGTCCATATGAATAGAAATACTTCTGTTCACTGCCTTTCTTGAACTTAACATTTCTAGGTAGACAAACGTTTATATCCTTATCGTGAAATGTTTTAGAATTATCCCCGTCAATAACTGTATCCATTGGTGCAGTGAATAAAGGAAGCATATTATATAAGTCTTTTATAGTAACTTCATTTCTTGAAGATATGCTACTTATAGCCTGTGGTACTAATGATATGTCATTCCAATCTAGTTTTATATCTCTCATATTAGTAAAAGATATATCTACCTTGTTCATCATCTATACAATAAATAGAAATGGGGTATAGTTTGACAATTCCTTTCTCTTCCTTTACCATAACTCTAATAGTTCCATCTATAATCTCTTGATTACTTATCTTAGCAGTTGAGCCATTAAGACCTTTGAATACAGAAAAACTATCACTAGTGCTATATATTTCCATAAAGTTCTCATTACCATTTATCCTACCCTTCATACTTTTGGGATAGGCTTTGTTAATCATACTCAAGATAGAGTCTTTCTCTGTGATTTCTACTTTTACTTCGTGTTTTGTCATTTTAATGATTTTTATTATTTATTATTTATTGTTTTATGCTCAATGTTCTAAAAAGTTTAATAAAAGGAGGCTTTGAATAATAATATATACTTTTAACACCGAGGGGCGAATGCCCTTACTTTAGGATCGGTGTAGTTATAACAACTATAAAAAGCCAGAAATTCGCTACTTCTGGCTTTTATTTTTAAAGATATACTTGCTTTAACTTTAAATTTCTTATAAATGATTTATTTTCTATAACTTCTGAATCAGTAACTGACAATATAAATATGACTCTAACATCACCGTTTTTGAAAGTCGATGCAATTGTCATTCTTTCTATAGTAGAATTGTATAATACATAAGACACTTTAGGACTATTATCATCATATATTATAAATTCAATATCGCCACTAGTTCCTTTAATATCTAAATACACTTTTTTTGGAATGGTGCATGTCATTCTGACTGATTGCCAACTTTGCCAGCTATTAGGTCTTATGTTACTAACAATCTTATTACAAATGTAAAATACACTATTGTATATGAATTTCATTTTATTTATTTATTTATTTAAAACAAATATACTAAATAATTATATATTGACAACATAATAGTTGTATAAAAAATATATGGATAAACAAGTCTTATATTAATATAAGTTAAACATATCAAAAGATATTAAAAAATATCTAGAAATAACTAAACATAGTAGAGTTATAATGATATATATAGTAAACAAAATTTAATTATATGAGCAAACAAGAAGAACCAATTTTAAAGGAAAATCCAAATAGATTTGTAATATTTCCATTACAACATAACGATATTTGGCAAATGTATAAAACAGCAGAACATTCATTTTGGACTGCCGAAGAAATTGATCTATCACAAGATATGGACGATTGGGAAAATAAGTTAAATGATGATGAAAGATTTTATGTTAAGAATGTCTTGGCTTTCTTTGCGGCGAGTGATGGGATAGTTAACGAGAATTTAGCTGAAAATTTCTTAACTGAAGTTCAGTATGCAGAGGCTAAATTCTTTTATGGCTTCCAAATTATGGTAGAAAATATTCACTCGGAGACTTACTCTCTATTAATTGATACTTACATCAAAGATAATGAGGAGAAAGAGCGTTTGTTTAATGCACTAGAGACTGTACCTTCTGTGAAAAAGAAAGCAGATTGGGCTTTACAATGGATTGAATCAGATTCATTTGCTGAGCGTTTAATTGCTTTTGCGGCAGTTGAGGGTATATTTTTCTCTGGATCATTTTGTTCTATCTTCTGGTTGAAGAAAAGAGGTTTAATGCCAGGTCTTACATTTTCAAATGAACTTATATCAAGAGATGAAGGTTTACATTGTCAATTTGCAACTATGATACATAACGATCATGTTATAGACCAAGTTCCAAAAGAAAGAATTAAGGCTATATTATGTGATGCTGTTGAAATTGAGAAAGAATTCGTATCAGAATCTTTACCAGTTGCACTTATTGGTATGAACGCAGACCTTATGAAGCAGTATATAGAGTTCGTTGCAGACTTCTGGTTATTAGAACTAGGTTGTGAAAAAGTTTATAATTCTGAAAATCCATTTGATTTTATGGATATGCTTTCTTTACAAAACAAAACCAACTTTTTCGAAAAAAGAGTGGGTGAATATCAAAAAGTATCTGATAAAGCTATTGATTATGATGACCTTGATGAAGATTTCTAGAGATTTATATTTTATTTTAATGAAAACCCATAATTATATTATGGGTTTTTTTTATTTAATATATAAAAGTAAAAAAAATATAGATGGCAAATATAAAAAAGACTTTTACAAGCTTCATAAATGAAAGCAAAGTGTATAAATTGGGTGATCAATATTCAAGTGATTATGATTATGATGGCATGGTTGATATGTTCCTAAAAATTAGCTTTGATAGTTCTATAGAGGACTTAGGAAAGTTAAAAGATTCAGCAGTAGATGTCAACTATCACACCGAGGCAAGAATAATTAGTGATATAATCAAATCAATAAAAGAGGATGATAAGGAAAAATTTGATATACTTAAACAAAATATATTGGACATATATGATGAGGATATAACAGAATCTTTAGAAGGTGAACTTAATGGTTTGTTGGTTAGTGTGTTCAGACCTAGTGGCATGGGTGATACAAGTGCAAATGGTTTAAGTAGTAAAAAAGATAGATTGATGCTTGTATTCGAAGGTTCGAAATCGCCATTTAAGACAAGCGAGGGTGAAGATTACTTAGTTCTTATTAAGAGAACTATTTATGGTAAAGAAGTATTGAGTGCAGTACCCAAGAGCATATTAGATTCAGGTAAACATTCAATGTTTGGTGGTAATTTTATATATACTTCTGACACAAGATTTCCTTCTGATTCACCAATAAAGGTTCATGATAGAGTCGAAAAATAGTATATGAAATAACATTATTTAAAAAAACACATAATCACACTATGTGTTTTTTTAATTTAATATATAACATAAGTTATAAACTTAAAATGAGTAAAATAAACTATGAAATATTTAAGCAAATTTAGTGAAGTAGAAGTAATAAATGAATCTTTACCTAGGCAAAAAAGTGTAGACCAGCTGGAAAGAGTTATGAAGTTATCTTCTAAGACAGATATAGGGAACAGAATATCAGATATGAGTAAGGAAGGTGCTAATATTGTGTATATTAGAAATCCTATTGAGAATGGATTAGAGTCATATGAAGATTTTGAAAAAAAGAATAAAAAGTTTATACCATCATGGAACTTAAAGCATTTAATGTCTCCTTTTAACGAAAGCTTTGAGTATGATAAAGATTCTAGAGGTAATACAGATCACAGCGAGACAGAAAAAATAGCAACTGAAATACTTCCTCGTTTAGAAAAAATGAGAAGTGACGGTGAATCTGTAACAGTAAGAGTATTGGATAATATGTTAGATAAGCTAAATATTCATAAAGGTAAATTTGACTCAGTAATGCACCATGTTGTTGATAAGGGATTTGACCTTGATATGGAACAAGATTTAGGTGCAGATGAAGATGAAAGCTACTTAGATATTAAGATTAAGTAATTACCTAAGAATCATATACTTAACACCATTAACTATTTTAGTTTTATACTTACTACCATCATTTACTTTTTTCTTAGTTGACTTTTTAGTAGACGAAGATGTTTTTTTATTCTTTTCTGGTTCTCCATACTTATTTTTAAGAAGTTCTTTCATTGAAAATTTTTCCATAGCAGTTATTTTTTTTACAAATATAATATTTTAATATATATATAAATTAAAAATAAGTAAAAATATGATAATTACAAGCTATTCATTGTTCATCAATGAGAAAAACGAAACTAAAGAAGAAAAAATATATGAATATGGATGTGCTATGTTATACTTCAATGTTAAGAACTGGGGAGAAATAACTAGCTTTATAGACAAAGAGGATATAAGTGAGGATGGTTTAGAAGATGAACCACACTTAACACTTCTATTTGGACTTCATAAAGATGAAGTTAGCATAGATGACGTGAAAAAGGCATTTGAAGGTTATACTTCTATTGATATAGAATTAGAGTCAGTTGATTTATTTGAGAATGATAAGTTTGATGTTGTTAAATTCAAAGTTAAAAAAACTAAAGAATTGTTAGATATTAATGAAAAATTATCTATATTGCCACATACTACAGACTTCCCTGATTATAATCCACATATCACAATAGCTTATGTGAAGAAAGGTAAGGGTAAAAAGTATGTTGTTGATAATTACAATGCTACTCTATCATCTAAAAAAGTTATGTACTCGGCAGATGAAAAGACTATGTTTAAACTAGAATAATAACCTTAAAATAAATAAAATGAATTACAAGTCAATACCAGAAATGCTTAGTTGGTTAGAAAATAAATCTGAAATAAATTGGATTTTACTGGACACTGAAACCACAGGACTCAAAGGTTCTAAAATAGAGCAACTAACTCAAGTGTCTGCTAAGTTAGTTAAATATGATTATTTAGAAAATAAATTCTTATACAAGGCAGAATTTGATGAAAAAATATTATTAACCGCTGAAACAATTAGGCGTTATGATATAGTTAAGCCTATATTAGAGTTTAATCATTATGATGATGGTGATTATGTGTATAAAAATGAAAATATTGTACTAGATAGTTTTTTTGAATTTATAAAACAAAATACTCCTAGTCTATTAGTTGCACAAAACGCACCGTTTGATGTTGATATGTTAACTGGTAGGTATAATCATAAAATAGTTGAAGAAGTTTTTGATACTAAAATGCTTATTAGGTTATATTTAATACCTATTTTCCAAAAATTATCTGAAACTGATAACCATTATAAAGAACTCCTAAATAAAATTGGAACATCTGATAGAGACAATGGTCTTATATCATCTTCTTTGTCCAAAATCGGTCCAGCACTAGATATAGATATGAAAGGATACCATGATGCACTTACAGATTGTGTATTAATGGGTGAGATGTGTATAAGTATATTTAGAACTATGAAAGATAACCATTCTTTAGACATAGAGAAGTATCAGCTAGATAGAGTGAATGTTATAAAGACTAAGAAACAATGAAATTAGATACAACAGATAAAACAACAAGACCAGATTCCAAGCTATTTGAAGGTTGTTTAGTGTTTTGGAAATATGAGGAAATGGTATATCTTAGAGTATATAATAAAGAAGCAGAAACTGGGATAATATCTTTCAAAAACCTTGATAAACCATATTTAGAAGTTCCTTTAGTTGAACTATCTATTATTTGGACACAGTGAACTTTAGATAGATAGGGTGAATATGTTAAATAAATACTAAAAAATAAACAAACAGTAATATTGCTTATATAAAGATTCAGTATTATAAAGTGTTGGGAAATAAAGAAAAATAAATAAAAATAAATCTAAACTTTTCAGACCTTTTTAATATAACATATATCAACAATTAAGTTGAATATAAAAATAAATAAAAAGCAATATTATGGAAGAATTAGATCAATTATTTGACGGAAGTCTAGACACGAAAATGGACTTCTTAGAGGAAAAAAAGACCTCAAACAACGATGGAATTTATCGTGTTGACTTGACAAAGGTTAAGGACACTAAAAGAGGATATCGTTCGGTTGTTAGGTTTTTACCTAACCTAACAGAGGAAGGTAAATTAGGACAAGTAGCACTTGAAAAGATTTCACACTATGTAGAAATTAAAGAACCAAGAGAATTAGGTGGTTATTATGACTCTCCTAAAAACTTTGGAGAACCATGTCCACTTACAAATCTTTTTTACCAGATGAAGAACTCTAAGAATGCAGTTCTTGTTGAGAAGGCGAACGTTCTTAACTACTCTAGAAAGTACTACTCTTATGTATTAGTACTTGAAGATGAGCAACAACCAGAGTTAGTTGGTAAGATTATGGTTATGCAGTATGGTAAGACAATTAAGGACAAGATTTCGGCAGAAAAGAATGGAGAAATCTCTGGTGAACCTTGTAATGTGTTTGAACTAGCAGATGGTAAGGACTTTGTATTAATCGTAAAAGAAATCTCTACAGGAGATGCAACTTACCCTGATTACAAAATGAGTATGTTTAAGCAACAAACTACATCTCTACCAATCTACTTTAAAGAAACTAAAGAGTTTAAGAATGTACCTTTAGATGAAAATAACAAAGTAAGTCAAAAGGCACAAGGAAAGATTAAAGGATTTTTATTAGATAGAGATCATAATGTAGAAGACTTCGGCCCTAAGCCACTTACTGACGAACAACATTCGAAAATTTCAGAAATTACGAATATATTACTTGGTAAGTCGTCTAATAGCTTTAATAGTGCTAATTCAACTAGTGCTTCTGAACAAAAGCCCGAATCAAGCGACTTCGATTTCGAGAATAACTTCACGGAAGGTAAAGAAGAAGCAGTTAGTACTGACGAAGATGACTTTTTTGACGACCTCTAGTAGATAGTTAATATTAAGAAAGCACACATTATACAATGTGTGCTTTTTTTTGTTGTATTATTAAACAAATTAATATTTAAGTATATAATAATAAATAATAAAAGTGTTTTGATAGAATATTTAAACAAAATTATTAAAACAATAAAAAATAAAATAAATAACATGACTTTAGCTAACAAAACTTTTAGAAACAATAAGACAGGAGAAACTATAAGAGTTTTAGATAATTTTGGGGATACTGTAGTTTTAGAAAACAAGACTAAGATTGATAAGAATGTATTATTAGATACATCTAAATACTCGGAACAAATAGATCCTAGTTCTTTTTTAGATACATCTAGTGCCTTTTCTAGTGTGCTTAATGACATCAAAAATCTAAAAACAGATGATATGATTGATGAAAATGTTAGTTTTGATAGAGATGACTCTTTTAAACCTTCTAGTAATGAGAGTGCAATCATACAATCTAGCGAAGAGGAAGAAAGAGCAGCATTAGCTAAAAAGTATGGTGCTGAGGTTGATGTTTCTGATAGTGTGAATAAGCAGAATGAAGCTATGAATAGAATCATAAACGGTGATGATACCCCTAGTGAAAATCCTAGTAATGCTAGAAAATCACAAGATATATCTTATGATACTAAACAAACTAGCGAAACTAGGGAAACTACAACAAGACAATCTAATGCAGAACCTATACAACAAACACAGAGGATAGATGAAGATCCGATTATAGCAATGTTTAAAAATGTCAAGAAGAATGTACCGTTTACTTTTGATTTAGAGATAGATAGGAAAATACCTCGTCTAGATTTTATAGAGATGATGGAGGATTCATATAATGTATCTATTATTGATTTTTTAGCTGAGGAATTCACTAGAGAGTTATTACATAATCCATCCTTAGTAAAAGATAGAATTAAGAGAGAAATTGAGATAAAAGTCTATGGCGAATCTAAATCTGATAAGAAAGAATCTAAACCTAAAGCTAAATCTAGTAAAAAGCCTAGTGCAAGTGATAGGGTTAAATCGATATCTAAGTTAGAAACAATAGAAGAAATTGGTGTAGCTTTAAAAGGCGAGACTGCTAAGACTGTAAAAGAAGCGGGTAAGAAAAGAATTAGTGAACTAAAAAAATAGATATAATATGATTCAAGAAAATTTATTACAATCAGCAGTAACTATAAGACAAGAGTATTTAAAGGTTTCATCTAATATAGAACTATATCACAAAAGATCAAAAGAAATAGTATCTATTCTAGATAAGAATATAGAGAGTCTAGATAAGCTACAAAAAGACATCAAGAGTAAGAAGGTAACTGATCCAGAGAAGTCAATATCTAAGCTAATGGAGGTTATTAAAGAGGTAGAGGTAGAGGGAAATAAGCTAGAAACACTTATGGCACCCATGAATAAAGAGATTGAGAAACTACAAAAGGAAGAAAATGAGTTATTTAGAACATTAAAAGAAAAAAACCCAGAATTATCTGATGATCAGATAATTAAAGAGGTTGGGGATAGGCTTAGACAAGAAAATTTATAAACTATTTAAATATTATAGTTGTATAACCAATTATTTATAATACATTTGTCAAAAATATAATATAATCTATTGGTATATGAAAACTAAAATAAGATTTAAAATAATAGGGCATAATAAAACAATACCCTTTAATTACAAAAAGAAAGTGTCTTCTTTATTTCTAAAAATGATAGGAAGCAAGAATAAAGCATTTTCAGATAAGCTACATGATGTAGATTTAATATCACCTTATGTTATATCTAATATAAGGTTTGAAAGTGGATACAAGATTGATAGAAAATTAGGATTTGATGTCTCATCTCCTGGATACATATCTATAGAAGTATCATCATTTGTTCCTGATATTCATTCTCTATTGAACGGATTAAAGGGAGAGATGTTCCATATAAGTGGTGACAATGATAGAATCTTTTTAAAAGTAGACTATGTGAGTTGCACTGACGAATCACTAGGTACAAGAGAAGATACTGATATAGTATACAGATCCACATTTAAATCAAATGACTTTTGTTTGCTCAAGGATGGTTATAAAAAAGGCATTCGTATTTCTTATGAACCACAAGAATTCGCATCTACAGAATTCAAAACTGCTTTCTTCCAAAACTTAATTAAAAAATATGAAAATACACAAAATACTAAAAGTAATTTTGATGTTAATTCTATGGATATTTTAATGGGATCAACTAGTAGTTCGCTTACTAAGATTAACTTCTCTGGGAAGAACCTAAATGTAAAAGGATACAAAGTAACTTTTAGTCTAATATGTCCTAATGAATTAAAGGAAGTCGCATATACAAATGGGATTGGTAATTATAACAAGAATCTATTCGGATTCGTAAATCTAGTAAAATAA